CCGGGCGCTGCGGCGGATCGAAACCAGAAAAAATTCCTTGACGGTCATGCAGGCGATGTTCTAGTAATGTTCTCGTCAGCGGCCGAGTTGCGTCCGTTGGCATCCTCCCGTCCCTTCCTGACTGCGCGGGTCCGGCCCTCTCCCCCCGAGGGCCGGACCCGCGGCTTTTTCGCGGGCGGACGGGACCTTCCGAGCACAGGAGAGGTGACGCGCATGGGTGGCCTGTTCCGCGCCCCGAAGCCGGTGATCATCGCCGCGCCGCAGCCCGAGCCGGCGCCGCCGACGCCATCCCCCGAACAGGCCGGCCAGGAGGCACGCGCCAAGGCCCGCGCCCGCGCCGCCCGTGGCCTGGCCGGCACCATCGCCACCTCGGCCCGCGGCGTGCTGGCGCCGCTGCCGGCCCCCACCCGCAAGTCGCTGTTGGGGGAATAGGATGGTGGAGCCGACAGAAATCCTGGCCCGCCACGCCCGCGCGCTGGAGCGGCGCCGGCCCTTCGAGCCGATCTGGCAGGCCTGCTACGACCATGTGCTGCCCTCGCCCTCCGGCGGCCCGGCGCTGTTCGACGCGACCGCGGCCGATGCCGCCGAACAGCTCGCCGCCTCGCTGCTGGCGGAGCTGACGCCGCCCTGGTCCCGCTGGTTCGGCCTGGCGCCGACGCGGCCGGTGGAGGACACGCCGCAGGGCCGCGCCGTCGCCGAGGCGCTGGAAGATGCGGCGGCCATGCTGCAAGGGCATTTCGACCGCTCCAATTTTGCGATCGAGATGCACCAGGCCTTCCTGGACCTGGTCGTCACCGGCACCGGCCTGCTGCTGGTGGAGGAGGCGCCGCTCGGCGAGGCCTCCGCCTTCCGCTTCACCGCCGTCCCGCTGCGCAGCGCGGTGCTGGAGGAAGGTCCGACGGGTCGGCTCGACACCGTCTTCCGCCAGGCGCGGCTGTCCGCGGCTGAGATCCGCCATCGCTACCCCTCGGCCGAATTGCCGCCGGACCTCGCACGCGCCGCCACGAGGGATGATCCGGCGCCGCTGCCGGTGCTGGAGGCGGTCTGGCCCGACCGCTCCGGCATCCGCTACGCCGCGCTGCTGACCGCGGAGCCGGACCGCCCCGTGGTGCTGGCCGAAGGCCGCTTCGCGGAAAGCCCCTGCATCGCCTTCCGCTGGCTGAAGGCGCCGGGCGAGACCTATGGCCGCGGCCCGGTGATGAAGGCGCTGCCCGATATCCGCACCGCCAATGCGGTGGTGGAGATGGTGCTGAAGAACGCCTCCATCGCCGTCACCGGCATCTGGCAGGCGGAGGATGACGGGGTGCTGAACCCCGCCACGGTGAAGCTGGTGCCGGGCAGCATCATCCCGAAGGCACCGGGCAGCGCCGGCCTGACGCCGCTGGCACCGCCGGGGAATTTCGATGTCTCGCAACTGGTGCTGCAGGACCTGCGCGCGCGCATCCGCGGCGCGCTGCTGGCCGACCGATTGGGCCCGCCGCAGGACGCGCGGATGACCGCGACGGAGGTGCTGGAACGCAGCGCCCAGACCGCGCGGCTGCTCGGCGCCAGCTATGGGCGCCTGCAGGCGGAATTGCTGACGCCGCTGGTCACGCGCTGCCTCGGCATCCTGCGCCGGCGCGGCGAGATCCCCGCCCTGCTGCTGGACGGGCGGGAGGTGGCGCTACGCTACGAAAGCCCGCTGGCCCGTGTGCAGGGCCGGGCGGATGCGGCGAACACGCTGCTGTTCCTGGAGGCCGTCGGCAAGCTCGGCGGTGAAGCGGCGGCGCAGGTGGATGCTGCCGCGGCGACGCGCTGGCTGGCCCGCACCCTCGGCGCGCCCTCCGAGGTTCTCGTCCCCGCCCCTTCCAATCCCAACCGGGAGTAACCCACGCATGTCCGAGAACCTGTTGCAGACGCCATCGGCGGAGCCCGGCAAGGCCACGGCGCGCCCCGCCGATATTCCCGAGAAATTCTGGGATGCCGAGACCGGCACGCTGCGCGTGGATGCCCTGCTGAAATCCTACCGCGAGCTGGAGCGCCGCCTCTCTCAGCGCGCCGCCCCGCCGCGTGCGGATGCGACGCCCGAGGAGATCCAGCGCTTCCGCCAGGCCATGGGCATCCCGGAGACGCCGGAGGGCTACCGAATCAATGCGCCGCATGATCTCTGCTGCCCCGACCCGGAGGTGAATGGCAGGCTGCACGCCGCGCATTTCACCAATGACCAGGCGCAGCTCGTCTATGACCTGGCCGCGGAGCGCCTGCTGCCGCTGATCGCCGAGGCCGCCGCGCAATTCGAGGCCGACCGGCAGCGCGAGAAGCTGCACGCGCATTTCGGCGGCGAGGAACGCTTCCGCCAGGTGGCGGCGCAGCTAGCGGCCTGGGGTCGCGCCAATCTGCCCGCACCGGTCTTCGAGGCGCTGTCCAGCACCGCGGAGGGCGTGCTGGCCCTGGAGCAGATGATGCGCAAGGAGGAGCCCGGCCTCTCCCGCGAGGTCGCCCCGCCCGCCGCCGCGAGCGAGGCCGAGTTGCGCGCCATGATGCGCGACCCGCGCTACTGGCGCACGCGGGAACCGGAATTCGTTCGCCGCGTGACCGAGGGCTTCCGTCGCCTCGTCGGAAGCTGATCCCGCTTCGCAGCGGGGCTTGAGCGCGCGCCCTTCCCTCTCCGCGCGCTCGCCCCGCTGCCTGCGGGGGCGGGCCAGAGCCGATATGCCGCCCGCCCCCGTTCCCCATTCCGGGCCGCGACCAACCCCGCAAGGGGCCGCGGCACGCCGGGCGGCGCGGCGGCCCCCCGCCGGCCAACCGCTGCGCGCGCCCTTTTCCCAACCCGGTGACACAGAGGAGCGACGGCATGTCCGCTTCGATCGACCAGGCCTTCATCAAGCAATACCAGACCGAGGTGCAGGAGGCCTATCAGCGCCAGGGCAGCAAGCTGCGCCCCACCGTGCGCAGCAAGACCGAGGTGCGCGGCGCCTCCACCATCTTCCAGAAGGTCGGCCGCGGCACCGCCGCCGCCAAGGCACGCAACGGCGTGGTGCCGGTGATGAACATCGACCACTCCCAGATCGAGTGCTTCCTGCAGGACTACTATGCCGGCGACTGGGTGGACCGGCTGGACGAGCTGAAGACCAATATCGACGAGCGCATGGTGGTGGCGAATGCCGGCGCCTATGCCCTCGGCCGCAAGACGGACGAGCTGATCATCGCCGCCCTGGACAGCGCGACGCGCGAGGCGGTGGGCACCGCGAGCGGCCAGACCGACAATGAGGGCCTGACCCGCGCCAAGGTGCTGCTGGCCTTCGAGATGCTGGGCGAGGCGGATGTCCCCGATGACGGAAACCGCTTCGCCGTGGTCGGCTGGAAGCAGTGGAGCGAGCTGCTGCAGATCCAGGAATTCGCCAATGCCCAGTATGTCGGCCCGGAGGAGCTGCCCTGGAAGGGCGCCACCCAGGCGAAGCGCTGGCTCGGCGCGCTCTGGATCCCGCACAGCGGCCTGACGAAGAACGGCTCGCTGCGCTACTGCTACTTCTACCACAAGACGGCGGTCGGCCATGCCGTGGCGGCGGAGATCACCACCGACATCACCTGGCACGGCGACCGCGCCGCGCATTTCGTCAACACCATGATGAGCCAGGGCGCGGTGCTGGTGGACGACACGGGTGTCGTCCGCATGCGCTGCAAGGAATAGCGCGCCTCGCTTCCTGCCCCACCTCCGGTTTCGGGGGTGGGGTCCCCTCCCCTTCCATCGCTGCACCGGAGTTTCCGATGGCCCTCTCCGCCCTCGCGCTTTGCTCCCGCGCGCTGCTGAAGCTCGGCGCGCAGCCCATTGCCTCGCTCGACGAGGGCACCGCCGAGGCGGAGGTCGCGGCCAATCTCTACCCCGCGATCCGCGATGCGCTGCTCTCTGCCCATCCCTGGAGCTTCGCCACCGGCCAGGCCAGCCTGCCGCGCCTGGCCGCGAAGCCCGTGGCGGATTTCGCCAATGCCTTCCAGCTTCCGGCCGACTTCCTGCGGGCGCTGTCCGCAGGCCATCCCCGCACCGGCCGCGGCCTTGCCTATCGCCTGTTCGAGGACCGGCTGCACTGCAATGCCGAACAGGTGGTGCTGACCTACATCTTCCGGCCGGAGGAGAGCGCCTTCCCGCCCTTTTTCGCCGCCGCGCTGGTCACGCGGCTGGCCGCCGAATTCTGCCTGCCGCTGACCGAGAACAACAGCCGCGCCCAGCTCCTCGCCAGCCAGGCGGAAGCGGAATTGCGGGCCGCCCGGCTGGCCGACAGCCAGCAGGCGACGCCGCGCGCCATCGAGGATTTCCCGCTGATCTCGGTGCGGGGCTGAGCATGGCGCAGTCCCGCATCCTGAAGACCAGCTTCACGGCTGGCGAATTGGCGCCGGAATTGCTCGGCCGCCCGGATCTGCGCGCCTGGGCCAATGGCGCGCGGCGCCTGCGCAACGTCTTCATCCAGCCGACCGGCGGCGTGACGCGCCGCCCCGGCCTGAGGCATGTCGCCATCCTGCCCGGCCCGGCGCGCCTCATCCCCTTCGAGTTCAACACGGAGCAGACCTACCTTCTGGTGCTGACGGCGGGCGAGATGCGCGTCTTCATCGG